AGATATCCCATCAGACGACGCCCCAGAGGGTGGATATGGTGGTTTCCAAGATCGCTCAGGCCCACCTTTAGAAGATCGGCTTATGGATTTAATCCAAGGGATGCTCCCAGAAGAAGTGGCTGACTTGTTTCAGGTAGTATTTGAGAAGATTCCTGGAGTCGAGATATGTGATGCCGAAGAAGAAGAACTCGGCACGCCGTACGGTGGCAAGGAATTCGACCTCCGAAAGAGCCAAGGACAGAAAGCTGGCTTCGAGCTTCAAGAGTTGATGTCTCTGATTAAAGAAGTGATGAAAGAAGAACTATACCAACAAGATGTATGAGTTTTCAATTAGACAAGAAGCAGCGAGTCAAAGAAATATTAAAGTGCGGTAAAGATCCGTCCTACTTCCTTAAAACATATGCACGCATATCACACCCGATGCATGGGCTGATTCTTTTTGATACGTACAGTTTTCAGGACGACCTTCTCAAAGACTTTAATGATTATCGGTTTAATGTAATCCTTAAAGCACGCCAGTTAGGAATCTCAACTATTACGGCAGGATATATTGTGTGGATGATGCTTTTTCACCGCGATAAAGCCATTCTTGTCATGGCGACCAAGTTCGCAACGGCAGGGAACCTGGTCAAGAAAGTAAAGAGTATTATGCGTAATCTGCCCGATTGGCTTAAGATAGCCACCATTAGCGTAGATAACCGCACTTCATTCGAGCTTTCCAACGGCTCGTCCATTAAAGCAACATCTACTTCCGGCGATGCGGGTCGTTCAGAGGCACTGTCACTTCTGGTTCTTGATGAGGCCGCACACATTGAAGGGCTTGAAGAACTATGGACAGGTTTGTATCCCACGCTGTCGACCGGTGGTCGCTGCATTGCGCTTTCGACTCCGAACGGCGTTGGAAATTGGTTTCACAAGACCTGCACAGACGCAGGGTCCGGCGCCAATAATTTTCATTTAACAACTCTTACCTGGACCGTACACCCAGATAGGGATGAAAGCTGGTACCACAAAGAAACCAAGAATATGTCAAAACGCCAGATTGCGCAAGAGCTTGAATGCAACTTCAACACTTCTGGTGAAACTGTAATCGATCCTGGTTGTATGGAGTGGCTGTTGTCCAACATTAAAGATCCCAAATACCGAACAGGGTTTGATAGAAACTTTTGGATTTGGGAAGAGTTTGATCCCACATGCAATTATTTGATGGTAGCCGACGTCGCCCGCGGCGACGGCGCTGATTTCTCAACTTTTCATCTTATAAAGCTTGAAACTTTAGAAGTTGTTGGAGAATACCAAGGAAAGCCAACTTTAGATATGTTTGCAAACATGCTCAATCAAGTTGGGAGAGAGTTTGGGAATTGTATGGTGGTTGTGGAAAACAATAATATTGGCTATTCTGTGTTAGATAAATTAATAGATTATACATACCCCAATATTTATTATTCAATTAAATCAACGCATGAATATATCGAACAATACCAGGCCGAACATCGATCCTCTGCCGTTCCGGGGTTTTCTACCACCATGAAGACGCGTCCTCTTATAGTCGCGAAATTAGAAGAGTTTATAAGAAACAAACTAATTAAGATATATTCTTCTCGAACAACTAACGAGATGAAAACTTTTATTTGGAGGAATGGAAGGCCGCAAGCGATGAAGGGCTACAATGATGATTTGATTATGGCGTTAGCGATTGCGTGCTGGGTTAGAGACACAGCACTACAATCTAACGCGCGCAATTTAAATTATCAAAAAGCATTTGTCGAGGCGATATACACCACCAAAACCACTATGAACACACAAATAAAAGGTCAAGAGGGCTACAAAAAAGACAACATCTTTGATAAAATGAGTGAAGCCGAAAAGCTATATGAACAAAATAAGTGGATTATAAAGTGAGAAAGTAAATGCCCCCTATTGATAAAAACCCTAAAAACAAACAATCGTCTCTTTTCAAGGCGCTCACGCGACTGTTTTCGGGCCCCATCATTAACTATCGGTCCCAGACCGGTCGAAGGATTAGGCGCCAACATTTAGATAAATTTTCTTCAAAGTTTAAGACAGCATCCGGGCAACAATTTAAGAAGTCCCAATATAATCCATTAGATACTATTGCGACAAACGCAATTCAAAATCAGAAGCGCACTGAGCGCTATGTTGATTTCGATCAGATGGAATATACGCCAGAGATTGCGTCAACGATGGATATCTATGCAGATGAGATGACAACTCATTCTGATTTGCGTCCGATGTTGAGAATTAAATGCCCCAACGAAGAGCTAAGGGCTGTTCTCGCCGTCTTATTTACAAACATTTTAAATATTGAATCCAATCTTTTTGGTTGGGCCCGCACAATGTGCAAGTACGGAGATTTCTTTTTGTACTTGGACATCGATGACAAGTATGGGGTACAGTCCGTTATTGCGTTGCCTGCTAGTGAGATTGAACGCCTGGAGGGGCTGGACTCCACAAATCCAAACTATGTTCAATATCAGTGGAATTCCGCCGGAATGACTTTTGAGAATTGGCAGATGGCCCATTTCCGTATTCTTGGAAATGACAAGTATGCTCCGTACGGGACGTCCATCCTTGAGCCGGCTCGGCGCATTTGGCGCCAGCTAGTTCTGATGGAAGACGCAATGATGGCGTATAGAGTTGTACGTTCTTCTGAACGACGTGTCTTTAAGATTGACGTTGGTGCGATTCCGCCCCAAGAGGTGGAACAATACATGCAAAAGATTGTCACGCAGCTTAAGCGCAACTCTATTGTGGATAGCGATACCGGCCGAATGGACTTACGATATAATCCAATGAGCATCGAAGAGGATTATTTTATCCCCGTTCGCGCTGGCTCAGTCACAGATATTCAAAATCTCGCCGGCGGCACGAACACCACGCAGATTGATGATGTGAAGTATTTGCGCGATAAGTTATTTTCTGCCTTGAAAATTCCACAATCATATTTGACGATGGGCGAGGGTGCTGACGAAGACAAGACCACCCTTGCGCAAAAAGACATTCGTTTTGCAAGAACAATTCAAAGATTACAGCGCGTCATCATATCCGAGCTTACAAAGATTGGAATCATTCACCTTTATACGCTTGGCTTTCGCGGAGATGATTTGTTAAATTTTGAATTGTCCTTGAACAATCCCTCTAAGATTTCTGAACTTCAAGAATTAGAACACTGGAAGCAGAAATTTGATATCGCAGCATCTGCGACAGAGGGGTACTTCTCGCGACGATGGGTTACCGAGCACATTTTCGGAATGTCTCACGAGGATTTCATGCGTAATCAGAGAGAAATGTTCTACGATAGAGGACACGACGCAGAACTGCAGCAGGTTGCTGAGGGCGCCGCTGGAGGTGCCTTGGGCGGCGATTTGGGTGGTGATCTGGGGGCAGACCTTGGCGCCGGAGAATTAGACTTTGGAGGCGAAGAAGGCGGCCCTGAAGAAATGCCGGCCGCCGCCGCCGGCAGCGAAGAGCCCGCCGGCGAAGAGTCCTCCCTTTTGGCCGTTCCTCCTGGCTCCCGCGCCAGTCCACGTCTGGCGCCCCAGCAAAAGAAAGCTACACGTCGCTACGACGGACCCCATGGAAAGAGCACGTATAAGCCAGTCCGCAGCGATGGTCGCGTCAGCAAGGGCCCCCGCTCACGCTCCCAAGCGTCCATGTATTCGAAAGAAAAGAGCAGTCCCGGTATTCGCAACACGTTCCCGGGCTATGGCGATCTGAGGACCTTAACTACAATGAATGGCTTAACATCGGGTATTTATGAAGATCAAGAAGCTACTTATACTTTGAGAGAAATGGCAGAAGAAGATCGTCTTTTTGAAATAAATGATTCTATAAGAAATCTTTTACAAGGATTGGAGACCAATCAAAACTTATTGACGGAGAACAAAGATGAAGAACAAACATAATAAAAAGCGTAATACCGCATTTATTTATGAAGCGCTTATTAAAGAAGCTACGGTGGCGATGTTGCGCGCGCAAACAGAAAGAAAGCGCAAGATAGTAGATATTATTAAAAAGCACTTTAGTCCCGATTCGGAGCTATACAAAGAATTAAAGTGCTATAGATCGTTGTACGAGAATCAAAATTTAGATCGCAACCTTTCAGAAAGGATTGTTAAAGAGGCGAAGATTGCCCAACGTCTTGTCGATCCACAAGGACTCTTCAAACAACAAACTGAACTGATCAAGGATGTGAATGTAGAAGTATCGCCATCCGTTTTCAACAATTATGTACCCAACTATAAAACACTAGCATCTATTGCTCAGTTGTTCTCCAGCAAGCTGTCTCCCAAGAGCACGATAATGTTGGAAGGCCAAATTGTAGACAACATGATTGCGGAGGCGCCCGAAGTGCGACAATTGGAAGAGATTGATTCCGTGGTGGTGAACAAATTTGTTGAGAAATTCAACCACAAGTACGGAGAAGGTCTCCTCGATGAGCAAAAGGAATTGTTATCGTATTATATAACTTCTTTCGCCGACAACGCCTTAGAGTTGAAGTTCTTTCTCAACGAAGAAATTGAGAGGCTGAGAGCTAAGTTAACTAAAGCTCAAAGCGTGGAAGAGGTGGAGTCTGACGATGCTATGGTCGAGAAGACACTTAAAATTATTGAGAAGCTCGATTCTTTTTCGGCCGCACCGATAGACGAGAGTGTGTTAAAGACGGTGATGAAAACTCAAAGATTAGTGAAGGAAATATATAATGGCGATAGTAGTTAAAGTTGGCCCCGCTGCAACCCAAAAAATAGTAACGCTTGAGCTGGATATTCGTAAGAGCTTAAGTGGAGATTTGATGATCTTTGATCACGGAGATATCGATATAGTCCTTTCTCCGGGTAAGAATAAGATTGTTGCTTTCCCCAAAGAAGAAAGAAACGACTTAGTATACGGCGCCCAAAACCGCCTTTTTGCATTTTTGTATAAAAGAGGAGTCGTGGTAGCCGAATCGATCCGCGCCGGCGCTTTTTTTGGCTCGTTTGAGGGCTCTATGGAAGAGACCCCATCTGCCGATGTTAGTGCTCCCAAAATGGCACTCATTAACATCGCCAATTTCATCACCGAAGAGCGCCCCTATTTTGAGAATACTGAAGCCATTATTTCAATGACAGATGATGAGCTTCTAGAGCCCGACAAAGCTGACTCTACGGAACTCGGAGATGTGCCCCAGCGCGCTGAACAAGGATCGATCCGTCCTAGCTATGTTAGAGATCCGTACTCCCTAAGTTACATGTATACGCTTTACTAGGATTTTAGTATGTCTGAAATGATTTTATTGATGGAACACTGGAGAGAATTTCTTCGTGAGCAAGATGAGACCGAACTCGACCAACGGTGCTTGGAATTACGGGATGCCGAAGATATTGTAACAATTGGACAACTCCAGGCTTATTTTCAGGATAAAGATCCCGGCACATTAAAAAAACTAGCCGCCAAATATGGAGGCGTAACCGCAAAAATATTGGGCATCACCATCGGTGCTGCCACGGGAGGTGCCGGCGCCGTTGCCTCCTCAATTGCCGGAGAAGTGGTTCAACAAATGCTGCAAGCATCTATTATGGCATTTGCCGACCTAGAAGATGGATCCTATGCAGAGGGTACAGCAGGATCATATTTTGATTTGGATGACAAACTAACACTATTTTTAAGACATTTGGAAACACAAGGCGGCGAGATCACACAACCGGCCAAACCCGAACAGGAAGTTTTTACTATTATGAAAAAGAAAATAGAAACAGCGGTCCATGGCGGCGTCGATCCGTGCACCAAAATATCTCAGCTTTTAAAAGATATAACAGCACAATCAGTATTAGATACGCGCATCAAGTCGGGTGAATATTCTGGAGCGGTTGAAGTAACCCCCATAGGAGAATAAATGGAACTATTAACATTCATATTGTGTGCTTACGGGTTAACACAGATTTTGGTATACAGCGATATGCCGATTGTTAAAACTTTAAGACCGCGAAAGCAGTTCTTGGGAGGATATGGAAAAGTATTTCATTGTCCAATGTGCATGGGATTTCATGTG